GACCGCCGCGCCGCCGGTGACCTGCGCCAGCCCTTCGGCGAACCAGCCGGTCGCCGCGCCCCCCGCGCCAGAGACCAGAAGCGTTCGCCCGCCCTCTACCGCCACGACCGTCGCCGCCACCCGCAGCCCCGGCGCCGCCAGATCGACACCACAGGCCGCATCGCCCAGAACCGCCGGGCAGCGCGCCTGATAAAGCCGGCCCTGCGGCCGGTTCAGCGCCTCCGCCAGGCCGCGCAACTCGGCGGTGAAGGCCGCTCCCTGCCGGGTGATCTCGCCCAGCGTTCCGCGAAACCGCAGCACGCGCCGCTCCGGTTCGGGCCAGTCGACGGCCCAAAGCCGCACCTCTGCCCCGTCCCAGCGCCCGGCGCGGATATCGGCCTCGGTGATCGCCGCATCGCTCAGCGCCCCGGTCGCCTCGGCATTGTCCACCGCAAGGCCGGTTCCGAAGGCGAGCGCGCTCAGCGCCGTGCCGCTTTCGGGCCGAAACGCGATCCCCTCGAAGCTCAGCGCCCGGTCGTGATCGGTGAAGCCCAGCGTCAGCCCGTCGCGGCGGCTCAGCGCCAGGCAGCGCACGACCGTGGTCGTCGGGCCCTGAAGATGCGCGTGGCCCTCCGCCGTCATAGCCGGATCTCCACGACCGGAACCCGCGGCACCTCGCCGGCCTGGAACGAGGCGACGGACACCTCGATCCGGTCGGTGTCGAACCGCACCGGCACATCGAACTCGAACCCGGCCGTCACGGTCCCGCCCACTGCTGGCGGCACGGCGAAGGTCACCGTCCCTGTCGCAGGGTCGACCTCGAAATCGGCGCCCTCAAGCAGTGCGGCCCCGTCCAGCGCCACCTGAACCGTGCCGGCGACCGGCTTCGCGATCGGTCGGCGGACAGACGCCGCCCCCGATCGGTAGGTCTTCGCCAGACCGAACGTCACCGAGAGGCCATCGCCGATCCCCAGCACCTGATCCGCCGGCCCGGGAGGCCGGCCCGGCGGGCCGGAGCGGTGATCGGCCCAGTCCTTCCAGCGAAACCCGTGAAGCCGGCCGCGCCGCGCCTCGAAGAACGCCAGCAACTCGGCGATGTCGGTCAGGCTCGACAGGCCCACCCCCGCGTCATAGTGGCGGCGCGATTGCGCCCAGGGCGCGTTGCGCGCCTCATGACCATTGGCCAGCGTCACGATCTCGGTGCGCCAGGCCGGCCCGCCGGCCGAGCCAAGACTCAGCCGCGGCGGAAACCGCACATCATGGAAACCCATCTGTCCCTCAGTTGTTGCGCTGACCGCGCGCGACCAGCCGCGCGAGTTCGGTCGCGATCTGCCCCTGCGCGCGGGCGAACCCCGCGGTGTCCGGCGTCGTGACATTGATCACCACCGACACCGGCCGCCCGGCCGCGCCGGCCGCGGCCCGCACGCCCAGCCGCCCGTCGTCGCCCCGCGCCAGCGGCAGGATCGCCTCCGGCCCGGCCTCGCCCATCAGGCCCAGCCGCCCCCCCGCCATCGGAAACGCCGTGGGCCCCTGCACCACGCCGCCGTTGGCGAACGGCATCACCCGGCCCCGGCTGAAGGCCGCGCCTTGCGCGAACCCGCCGCCGAACAGGCCCGCCACGCCATCCGCCAGCGCCGAACCCAGCGCGGTCTGCACCGGCTTCATCGCCATCGAATAGACGTTGTCGGCCATGCTGGCCGCCAGCCCCTTCAGCGCGTCCGACAGCCGCATCCCGTCGAACACCACGCCATCGAAGGCCCGCCTCAGCCCCGATCCGAAACCCGCGGAAAGACCGGCCACCTCGCGCCCGGTCAGCGCCACGCTTCGGCCCAGCCGTCCCACCTCGTCCGCGAAGGCCCCGGTCATCCCCTGCGCCCCGTCCAGCGCGCGTTCCAGCGCCGCGGCCTGGTCGGCGAGGTCGTCCAATCCGTCGATCTCACGCATCCCGTGCCTCCCTGCCCCGGTCCGGATAGGCCCGCTCCAGCGCCGCCAGCGCCGCACGCCCCAACGGCGCCGGCCCGCCACCCTGGCGCAGCATCAGCGTCAGCTCGGCCGGGGTCAGCGCCCAGAACTCCGCCGGCCGCAACCCCAGCCTGCCCAGCCCGGCGCGCATCAGCGCGGGCCAGTCCGTGCCCGCCCCGCTCATCGCCCCGCCTCCTCCGGCAGCGCGAAGGCCCGCGCCAACAGCGCCGCCGCCGCCCGTGCCGCGCCCACCGGCCCGCCGCCGATCTCCGCCCGGCCCAGCGCCGCCGCGTCGCCCGCCCAGCCCGCCGCGCGCAACCCGGCCAGCAGCACCGCCAGCACATCACGCGCCGAATAGCCGCCGGTCTCGAACCTCTCGGCCAGCGCGACAAGGCTGTCCGCGCCCAGCGCCGCCTCCAGGTCCGCCAGCGCGCCCAGGCTCAGCCGCGCCGGCCAGACCCGCCCGTCGATCTCGATATCGACCTCGCCCCGCCACGGATTGCCCATCAGATCCCCGTGAAGCCCAGCGCCCCGGCCGAAGCCAGGCTCATCTCGTAGGTCGCCTCGCCGTCATGGCTGCCGGCATAGTCCAGCGCCGCGATCTGGAACGGCCCCTCGACGATCCCGAAATCGGGGATGATCACCTGGAAGGCCGGGATCTCCCCGGAGAAGAACACCGCCCGTGCCCGTGCATCGGCCTCGGCATCCTTGAACACCCCCGATCCCGTCACCGCGGCCGACCGAACGCCCGCCCCGGCCAGAAGCTCGCGCCACCCGCCCGCGCTCTCCAGGCTCGTCGCATCGACCGTCTCCGCGTTGAAGCTGATCCGCGTGGCGCGTAGTCCCGCCAGGGTCTGGAACTCTCCGCCCCCGGTCAGGTCGATCTTGATCAGCAGATCCTTGCCGTTCTGTGCCGCCATCTCGCTCTCCGTTCTCCTAGCCTTCCACCCGCAACCGGAACCGCAGATCGATCCGCCGCCCGCCGCCGTCCGCCGCCCGATAGGCCTGCGCCCGGTCGAACCACAGCCCGACCGCCCGCGCCGGCGCGAGGTCGAGCGGCGCGTCGGTCAGCGCGGCGACCACCGCCGCCGCCGCGGCCTTCGCCGCCGCGAAGCCCGCCGCGTCGCTCACCACCGCCACCGTCAGCCGATGCTCCGCCCCCGGCCCGTCCTTGTCCGACCGGTCGCGCACCACCTCCTCGCCGATCGTCACGTAGGTGCCTGCCGCACCGCCCGCGGGCACCTCGTCGTAAACCGCGCCGCCCACCGCCGCCGCCACCCCGGGATCCGCGATCAACCGGGCATGGATGGCGGCCTGCACCGCCGCGCCGCCGAGATAGCTCATGCCACCGCCTCCTCGGCGAAGCAGACCAGGTACCGGCCCTCCGCGTCGCGCTCGCTCACCCAGCGGATCGCGAAGATCCGCGCCCCCTCGCGCAGCCGCTGCCCGGCCCGCGGCCGCGCCGGCGAGCCGGGCGCCGCCGCGCGCAGCGTGATCCGGTGGCGCGGGCGCAGCGGCGCCAGCCCTTCCTCCGCCTGCCGACCCGCCGATAGCGCCACCACCTCGGCCCAGTGCGTTCCCAGGTCCTGCCAGCCGGTGCGGAAACCGCCCGCCCCGTCCGGCTCCCGCACCGGCGTCTCCAGCACCAGCGCCCGCGTCAGCCGCGGCAGGCTCATGTCCGCCCCCCGCCCAGCACCCGGACCGTGCGCCAGCGCTCGATCAGCGCCAGCACCCCGAACGGCAGCGCCGTGCCGCCGGCCTGCAACGCCCCTTCGTGGCGGCCCTCGTAGTAGCGGGCCGCCAGCATCAGCACCGCCTGCCGCAAGTCGACGGGAACATCCGTCCAGGCCGCGCCGAAGCCCGCGCGGAACTCGATCTGCGCGGTCCCCTCCGTCGGGATCGCCGGCAATGCCGCACCGGTCGCCGCGATCTTCGGGCGCTGGAAATCCGGCACCAGCACGAAGCGGCCCGGCGGAACGGCCACAACCGTGCCGTCGCGGTCCACGGTCTCCAGCGCCAGGATCTCGCTCACCGGCGCCAGCGGCAGCGGTTGCGCATCCGGCGCGCGCCAGGCCGCGATCCGCCAGCGGAACCGCCGCGCGATCAGCGCCTTGCCGATCCGCCCCTCGATCGCCGCAAGCGCCGCGCGCAGATAGGCCCCCAGCGCGCCGTCCTGCGCATCGGCGTCGGCAAAGCCGGTGCCCAGCTTCAGGTGATCGCGAAACTCCGCCACCGGCAGGGCGGCATCGGCAAGGGGATCGAGTTCTGTCAGCATCAAGGTCTCCAGCGCAAAGTACCCGTTCGCGCCGGCCGGTCGCCCGGCCGGCGCCGCGTTCCCGGTCAGGAGACCGAGAACTTGAGAAGCTTGATCGCCGCGAAGTCGCTGACATCGCCGCCGACGCGCTTCGAGGCGTAGAACAGCACATGCGGCTTGGCCGAGAACGGATCGCGCAGGATTCGCAGGTCGGGCCGTTCCGCCACCGTGTAGCCGGCCGCGAAATCGCCGAACGCCATCGCGATCGCGCCGGTTCCGATGTCGGGCATGTCTTCGGACAGCAGAACCGGGTAGCCCATCAGCCGCGCCGGCTCCGCCGCCGCCAGCCCGTCGGTCCACAGGAATCGCCCGTCGGCATCCTTCATCTTCCGAACCGCGCCCGCGGTCTTCGAGTTCATCACGAAACTCGCGTTCGCGCGGTAGCGTGCGCCCAGCGCATAGACCAGGTCGACGATCGCGTCGGCCGGATTCGCGGCCGCGAAATCGCCGCTCACCCCGGTCGTCACGAAACCGATCTTGCCCCAGGACCATTCTTCCTCGGGCACCGAGGTATGGGTCATGAACCCCATCGGCTTGTCGTTGCCGTCGCCAGAGATGAAGGCCGCCGCCTCGGCCCGCGCGAACCGCTCCGCGATCCGCTGCGCCAGCCAGCTCTCGACGTCGAAGGCCGCGTCGTCCAGAAGCCGCTGGCTGGCCTTCGGCATCGCCGACAACTCGTGCAGCGGGATCGTGATCTTCTCGAACTGCGGCGTGTCGGTCTCGACCGTGTCGCCGGTTTCCGTCGCCCAGCCCGATCCCAGCTCGGACCGGTCGACCAGTACGTCGAACGATCCCGACTCGACCGTCACGACGCTGGCGATCGACCGGATCGAAGCATTGGCCCGCAAGGACGAGCGGATCGTCTCGGCCATCTGCGGATCGACAAGGTAGCCGCCGTCCGCCGCCACCGCCGTCGACATCGCCTTGCCTTCCGGCACCAGCCCGCGCAGCCCGTCGTCGTCGCCATGCCGCAGATAGGCGGCAAAGGCCTTGCGATGCGGCGCCTCCTGCTGCACCGCGCGCGACAGGGCCGGCCGCGCCGAAGCCGCGGCCGTCTTGCGATCGAGCACGGCGATCCGGTCTTCCTGCGCCGTCAGCCGCCGGCTGACCTGCTCTTCCAGCGCGCCGAGGTCGCGCAGCACCGCCGCGGCCAGCGCCTCGTCGCTTTCCGGGCCGCCGGCGGACATACCCGCCCCGGCCCGAGCCTTCGTCTCGGTCTTCGTCATCGTCTCACCTTTCGTTGGAAACGCCCCTTCGGGCCTGCCGGCCGTCAGGCCCCGGCCAGCCTCCGCCGCGCCTGCGCAAGCGCCTGCGCCAGCGCGCGCAGGCCTATGGCCGCCTTGGCCCCGACCCGCGCCTCGCCCTGCATCGGAAAGGTCACCAGCGACACTTCCCAAAGATCGATCTCGGTCAGCACCCGCCGGCCCTGGCCATCGCGTTCCGCCCTGACCGCCCGATAGCCGATCGACAGCCCGTCGATCGCCCCGGCCGCCAACAGCGCCGCCGCCTCGCGCGCCTGCGCCACATCGGCCAGCAACCGGCCACTGACCCACAGCCCGCGCCCGTCCTCGCGCACCTCGTCCCACACCCCGATCGGCCGCGTCGCATCGTGCTGCCACAGCATCCGCACCCGGCCGCCGCGCGCCGCCAGCCGCGCCAGCCCGCGCGCATAGGCGCCCGGCATCACCACGTCGCCGCCGCCGTCCACCCGCCCGAAGACCGAGGCATAGCCCGCCACCGCCAGGCCCTCGGCCACGATCCCGGCCGCGTCCTGCGCCCGTTTCGTCTCAAGTCTCTCCTGCACGCCCCGCTCCTTCATACCGCTGGCAAGCCGGCCAGCGATTGCACCGCCTCGCCCAGCACCACCGCGACCACCCCGAAGACGATCATCCAGACCCGCCGCTCCAGCCGTTCGATCAGCGCCTCGATCCGCACCAGCCGCGCCTCGACGGTGGCGAAGCGCAGCGCCATGATCTCCTCGTTCTTCTCGATCCGCGGGCCATGCGTGCAATCGAACGGTTCCTTGAGGTAGCGTGACCCGCCGCCGCGCATCACCGTCACGCCCCCGCGCGCGGCGGCAGCCCCAGCGCCGCGCGCTTCTCGTCGTCGTCAAGGAAATCGGCCGCGCCGATCCGGCCCCACAACTGGTCGCGCTCGGCCGCCAGCGCCGGCACCTGGTCAAGGTCGGGCCGCAACTCCACCGCGCCGCCCATGTGCAGCGACAGCCAGTGCGCCACCGCCGCCAGAACCCGCGTCGCCAGCGGCAGCACCGTCAGCCGGTAGAACGCCCGGTGCGCCTCGGCATAGTTGGCATAGGTCGCGTCGCCGGGTATCCCCAGCAGCATCGGCGGCACCCCGAAGGCCAGCGCGATCTCCCGCGCCGCCGCCTCCTTGGTCTTCTGGAACTCCATGTCCGAGGGCGAGAAACCCATCGGCTTCCAGTCCAGCCCGCCTTCCAGAAGCATCGGCCGCCCGGCGTTGCGCGCCCCCTGGTGATAGCCCTCCATCTCCGCCACCAGCCGGTCGTACTGTTCTGCCGTCAGGCTGCCCTGGCCCTCCGCGCCGCGATACACGATCGCCCCCGAGGGCCGCGCCGCATTGTCCAGCAGCGCCTTCGACCAGGCCGAGGCGGCGTTATGCACATCCACCGCCACCGCCGCCGCCTGCATCGGCGAGAACCCGTAGTGATCGTCCTGCGGATGGAAGGCGCGAACATGGCAGACCGGCGGCACCGGCCCGGCCATGTCGAACCGGTGCTTGCGCGCGCCCACCGTGTAGTCATAGGCCACCGGCCAGCCATCGCCCCCCGGCACCACCGCCATCCGGTCCGAGCGCAGCACATGCAACTCCGCCGGCGCGCCCTCCGGCCCGACCGCCTCCAGGTAGCCGTTGCCGGACAGCAGCAACTGCCCAAACAGCGCCTCCAGCAAGTCCGCCCGGCCCTGCGCCGGGTTCGGCCGGGCCAGCAGGTCGAGCACCGGATGCGTCTCGTAGCGCCGCGCCGCGTCCTGGCAGACCACCGGCAACGCCGCCGCCGCCTCCGCCACCAGCCGCACACAGCGAAACCCCACCGGGTTTCCGGAAAACCCGTTGCGCACCAGGCTCGCGCCGTCGCGCGGGCTCCACACGCTGCGCCCGGCCATGCCCCAGGCCACAACCCGTCCGGTCGCCGAGGCCTTGCGCACCGGCGGCTCCGGCGCCCCGCGCCGGAAATAGTCGAGGATCATGATCGTCTCCCGTTGAACCCGTTCAAAGGCCCCGCAGCCGCGGTCGCCGCCAGGCCGCCGCCGGCCGGATCATCAGCTCCGTCAGCGCCCAGACCAGCGCGTCGGTCCGGTCCGGGCTGCCGCCGCCGGCAAAGCCGCGCACCGTCATCCGGCACATCTCGTCCTCCAGCGCCGCCAGCCCCGGCAGGTGCCTGACCCGCCCCTGCTCGTAAAGCGCCGCCACCGGCTCGGCCCGCGCCGCCTTGCCCCGGCCGGCGCGCAGCGCCCGGT